GAAACAGCTCAATTTATTTACTAAAAGCCAACCAAGTGATCTAGAGATTTTAGATAATATGGTGTCATATCAAGAGCCAGATGGTGTCAGTTCAGATATTGATTGGGAAATCAAATGGTGTCTTGAGGCTGGTGAAGATCAAAGGGCTCATGAATTACTAACAATCAAGTATGACATGGGCAACTAAGAAAGCCAATATTACAGGGGGTATAATTATATATCCCCTTAACTACCATGAAAGGAACATTACAATGGTACAATATATAAATATATCAAAAGAGAAATCAGATCAGATGCGTAAGAGATTGAATATGCCACATCTGACACAAGCTAACATTGCACTTGCAGAATGGCAGTATGAGAATCGTACACCAGATCAGAACAAGGCAAAGCAAGAGCTTGATGCTATGACAGCAGAGCAACTTGACAATGTTGCCAAGGCATTCAAACCCAAGTCATCATACGACGTAGAATGGGAGCAAGAATTTGTCAAACGTGCATTGGCACTTGCTGAGATGTTTGAAGATGGTGATGAGGTTATTGTCAAAGCCAAACTACAAGATCAGCTACCTCGTATGTTTGAGAAGATGAGAGATTCAGTTCTTGAACAAGCAGAGAAGATGCAACGTCAACGTCAGGTCTTGGTTCGTCAAGATGTTGGCATTGAGATAACAGGCAACAAGCTAGAAGATCATGATGCCAAGCTAGATCAAATGCGTAAGCAGTATGCATCTATCAATCATGCATTCAAGACATTGCTGAACAACTTCAGACCTATCATTCAAGGTCAGACTGGTATCAGCTTCGGCAAATACACTCAGCTTCATGAGTTTGCTAAGGTCAAGCGTATGCAGAAACGTAATGAGAAGATGACACTTGATACTCTTGTCAACAATCGTGATGTCTATGATGAACTTCATCGTCAGAGAGATAAGGGTAAGACGTTGTATCCTATCAGCGAACCACATGAAGAACTAATGCTGGATATCAGCAATCAAGATGGCATATTGGAGATGCCAGAAGATCTTGAGTAACTAATCCCCTGGGTGTGAGGTCAATCCTGTAATTGGTAGATACCTCCCTTACACCCAACTATTAATTGGAGCATATTATGAAACTATTTTTTATAAACTTATCAATCTTGGCTTTCTTTCCTATAGCCTTCTTTTTACTTTTATTTGTTACAGTCTTGTCTGGAGTCGGAGGTGTTATGCATATAATACAGTATGATCTTATTCCACTCTTCAAGAGAATATATAAAAAGCCTAGTAAAGATTATTTAGAGGGATCGACCCTCTAAAATCTTTCAAAGACGTTCCCTCTTTGATCTCCCTAAGTCAGAGCATAGAGGGAACAACAAAGCTAATCCCAACCATTTTTCACTCTTTATCGCCTCAGAAAGCCAAAGTAAATTTAAATAAAAAGGAGGTTCAAATGTTATTCTATTTGATAGCTGGTGTCGCATCAGCTGTAGCTATACTCTTTATGTTAGCCAAACTCGATATGAAAAAGGTTCTATGTTTTGATATTGCAGTAGACATTGGAGCCTCAATCGCCTTGATAGTTATGTTTGCTGGTACTTTTGCTGGTATGATGGCAGCTATTCTTGGTGGTGCAATTATCTCAATAGTTCTTTTTATACTCAAGAAGACAATAGGGTATGAAAAGCCAATAAGAAAAGGATTCAAGGTTAGATGGGTTAATGTTCCCCCCAAATAATCTTGATAATGATGTACAGTCTGGTCGACAAGATGGTATGTACAACTTAGAGGTGATGCCCCTAATCCTCTTACTAGTCAAGTCCTTTAGCCTTTGGTCTAAAAAGCCAAGGGCTATTGGCATTAGAATCTAAACAGGTTCTGATTTAACAATCATCTTAACGTAAAGGAGAAACAGATGAACATTGCTCAAATCATGGTATCAGGTAACATTGGACAACTACCTGAAATAAAAGAAGTCAATGGCACTAAGGTTGCTAACTTCTCTATTGCAGTCAACGAAGGCTACACAAACAATGCTGGTGAGAAAGTAGAAAATACTCATTGGTATAGATGTGAGGCTTGGGACGGCAAGAACGGAAAAGGTCTTGTGTCCAACGTCATAGAAAAGTATGTACAAGCTGGTACTACAGTATTTGTACAGGGTTTTCCAATCGTTGAGTCCTATGAGAAAGATGGTCAGAAAATGACTGCTTTCAAAATCAAACTAGCTGGTGTGTCTTCTACTTTCAGGCTCATCAACTCAAAAGCAGTTGACTCAACATCTGCCAAGGGTAATAATAAATCCCCCAAGGTAGACGAAACAGTTGACGATGAGATTCCGTTCTAAGTCCTACACGGATCAATAGACGGATTGGGAGAGCTTTGTACATATAAACCCTTAGGCTCTCCCTATTTTACTGGAGAAACAAATGATATCGCCACAACATTACGAACAATTTAAAATAGAACCAGTAGAGTTTATAACACAGAATAATTTATCATACTTACAAGGCAATATAATTAAATACATTCTTAGGTATAAACAGAAGAATGGAATTGAAGATTTAGAAAAAGCCAAAACTTATTTACAATATCTTATTAACTATGAAAAGGAGGGCTTATGTCTAAAGACTGGCAAGAACAGCTACAAGAAGAACAAAGCTACGAAGAGTTAGAAACTAAACTAACACAGAGAACAGCTGCTCTTGTTGATGCAAACAATCATATAGGCCATTTACAATGGAAACTATATGAAAGAGATACATTACTTATTGAAACTAATCAGAAACTCAGGGAGTTACGAAATGCAATTACTAACACAGTCATTGAAAAAACAGTTGATCGCAAATTACCATGCAAACGTCAAGGCACAAAACGCAGACAAAGGAGAGATTGATTTTGCACCGATAGTCAAGCTGTTCAGTCCAGTAGGGTCTGCAACTTGGCTCATAACTGAAATGGACGAAGAAGGTATGATGTTTGGTCTTTGTGATATGGGTCATGGTTACCCAGAACTAGGATATGTACATCATGATGAGTTACAAAATGTCAAATTACTTGGTGGTGCTTTGGGTATTGAAAGAGATATACATTGGAAAGCCAAATCAACAATAAATGAATATGCAAAACAAGCTAATCTAAATGGAAGGATCGTAGCCTAATGTGGGAAAAAATCAAAACAATCAAACCAATATCAAGAAAAGCAAACTGGCTTGGTTGGTTTTGCACAGTACATATTTGTTCAACAATATTTGTACTTATTGCTTTATTGGCAATCGGTGTTAACCCAACACTTGTTGTGTCAGTTGTTGCAGCTCCCTTGTGGCTAGCTGTTGCATTCACATCTAAATACATCACAGACAAAATCATGGAGGATAAATAATGATGCATTTTAAACTAAAAATTGATGAGCAAACCTATATAGTAAAAGGTAATGCACGTAAGATTCTTGACTTTATTGGTGCATTTTATGACAATGAAATCAAGATAGAAAAGGTAGCTGAGAAGTATGTGTATCTAAGTGATTCAGATGCTAGTAAGTTATCTCAAAAAGCAATTAAGTCTATTAAAGACTTTTGTAAAGACAATAAGATCAATGACTTTCAAAGTTATCAAGAGCTAGAACCAGCTAAAATTGGTATGAGCAGTACAGATATCAAGCATATCAAGCCTGTTCAAAGGGATCTACAGAGTCTTATACACGGATTGCTTAATCAGTCTAAGCCAACTAAGGCTATATAATTTGTAGGGGGGCTGAAGGAACTGTTACGAAAAAACCTCCCCCCTACGCTAACACTACACAAAAGGAGTGTAATATGCAAATAGCATTAAATCAACTAAAACCAAATCCACAGAACGTAAGAACAGTCAAGGCAAACAATCTTGATACTCTTATCGCCTCAATAAAGTCCAGGGATCTACTACACAATTTGGTAGTAAAGAAAAATGGTGTCGGTTATATCGTTATTGATGGTAACAGACGTTATGAAGCCTTGATGAAAATACATGGTAAAAACTCTACTGAGATGATTCCATGCAAAGTTATTGATGACAACGAAACAGAAGTTGGTGTCATGGCAAATATGTTACGTGAGGGTATGCACCCACTAGATGAATCAGAAGCAATCAGTAAAGTAATGGCTGATGGTGAGATGACATACGATGCTTTGGCAGTTAACTGGGGTCAGACAAGTAAATGGGTCAAACAACGTGTTGCTTTTGCTGATTTATCTGACAAGGTTAAAGCTGCATTTCGTAACAATGAGTTTGGTATTGGCATTGCTCAGTTATTTACCAATGTAAATCAAGATACTATGGATAGATTGTATGATGATTGTAATGGTCATTTTGACTATGATGATCTACAGAGAATGATTGGTCAGGTAAGAATACTTAGATCAGAAGTAATAATTCCTGAGAAACACAAGCTATTCAAGTCTATTGATTTTGATGGTGATCTTTTTACAGATGCACAATATGTTGCAAACATGGCACAATATATGCCTCTTGCTGTCCAGTTCATTGAAGAAAAGCAAAAGTATTACAAAAAAATATACAGAGAATGTGTAGTTATTGATACTTATCCACAAGAAGTTAAGGGTTTACTCAAGAACAAAGATCAAGTCTATGAACATGAGATTAAAAGCCAAGAACTAAGTAGAAAAGATCTTGATGTTGTTATCATGGCAATACCAATCAAAGGTATATTCTATGTTTACAAATACAGAAGCAAAATTGATATGTCCAAGAAAGAACTTGCAGCTATTGAGAATGGTGAGATACCAGATCTAACACTAGCTGATATGTCTAATCCCCAACTAGATCTTACTAATGATATGTTTTATCAGTATCTAAGGAAAGAATTATGGGAAGGTGACAGGATTAAGTATCAGTCTTGGGTACAATCAAGTGGTTCACACTTTACACTTGCCTTGGCTTGTAATGCAATCACACCACAATATCATGATGACAAACACATGAATGATACTGTTGAACACTATACCAATATCAAATATGAAAGAACTGGAGATACATTTGACTACTTTACTACTCTTTGGCAAGAAATGTCTGATTATACTAAAGAACATAAATGCAATAGTCTTATGTTTTTTATCCGTAAGCAAGAACATGAACTTGCTGCTATCTTACGTAAAGCAGTTATTAGCTGTATGGATAGGTCACAAACATTCAAGGCAAACAAAGAGATATACAACTTATCTATTGCCAAAAATTGGTTCCAACCAACAGAAGAATGGCTCAACAAATACAAGATAACCCAACTAAGGTTACTTGCTAACAAGATCAAATGCGATCTGCAACCTACTGACGGCAAGAAGCTAGTCATGGAAAAGATCATCAAAGCATTTGAGAATGGTGCTGAGTTTGACCCTATCAGGTTTTTAGAAGAGGTATAGAGTTTGTGAGGGCAGCCGAAAGGTAACAAGCATTAAAAGGCCAT